ATCTGAAGCTTTTGCTCGGCTCCATCTTTACTGAACTGGATAAGATTAATGAACAAATTCAATCTATGGGATCCAAGAGATCTCGCTCCTCTAGTAAGAAGCTGGAAGCCGGAAGTGACGCCCAAGACGACTCCTCAGGAGACGCATGAGCTGGCACTGATTGCTCAGTGGACTGAGGAGATCGCCACTCGCATCGAGATGGAGTACAGGCGACAGAATAAGGACAACAACAATGGCTGAAGAACCAGAACGATTCGAGACAGCCGCACTCAAGTCTCTCTATAAGAGAATGTCTGATCATCACCTGGCCCGGGGCAACTCAGTTGTCCAGCGTCTTACTGGTGTGCACGAGAACAAACTCAGTGCGATCCCGGAAGACAGCATGGCTGAGCTCCTCGGCCGACAGGCCGGTGGTCTCACCAAGGCCGATGAGATCCTCGGTGGTATCAGTGGTGAGAATCGCTTCTCCTCGAGAGGTGAGCATGCTGCTGCAGTTGAGCGAGGCATCCAAGATAAGATGCGCGCCATGGGTATGCTTGATGAGGCCATGGGGAACACCCCCGGGGCCACGCCTATGATGGCTGACTATGTCGACCCCGTCACTGGCGAGGTCGTTAATGCCGACACGTTTGACAGCTCTTCCGCTCTGGCGGTGGACCGAGCGAACCGGCAGGCTTTCGAAGATGCGGGCGCTGGCATTGAAGATCCTTTTGGATATCTCAGCCGGGACCTGAATCAGGATACATTCTGGGAAGACGCCTTTGGCGCAGAGACCGGCGCTCAAATGAGAGCGTCAGCCGATGCTGGAATCATCGACCCCTATGAGGTGTTCGGTGGTCTGAAGAATTTCCAGAACAAAATGACTAACCAAGTTCGAGACATGTCCCTGCAGGCTATCACCGACGAGCGCACGCTCCGAGCTGAAGCTGCACGGGCACAGGCTGAGTCCTTCCAGAACCAGGAAGCTCAGGCGCAGCTGAAGTCTGACGCTCTCGCTGCTGAAGCAGCCAAGGGCAAGCAGGCTATTCAGAAATCTATTGAAGAAGATAAACAAAACCTTGCTCGACAGAGCCACGGCAGTATCGATGGGGGTCAGAAAAAGACCCGCATTGACTACGGCGGCGGCAGCAGTCGACCAGTCTAAGGAGGTACACCATGGGTGGTGGACCAGTTAAAGTTGACGGCGGCATGACTGAAGAGCAGTACCGCCAGCTGCAGCTCGAGGAACAGCAGTTCCAGGCGCGGCTTGAGGATGAGAAGTACGAAAGGGCTATGGAGTACGAAGCGTCACAGCGTGAGTACGAAGAGGCCCGTGAAGAAAAGCTCGCCGCTCAGAAGGGCGCCGAGGAACTTGCCATCCAGCAGGGTGAGCTCGCCATCCAAGGTGAGATCACGGCGCAGGATGAGGAAGAAGAGGAAGTAGATAATATGACTGCCGGGGGATTCGCTGAAGCTCTGGCAAAGAACACTTCTATTAACCCCCGACCGGAGTAATAACTAATGGCGAATCTTGCAGGTAACTATCCTGAGGATACTCTCGCCAACCGCTTCACGACTATGGACATGGACCGTAGGGCTAAGCTCGTTCGCGCTCGCGAATGCGCTCAGCTTTCTATCCCCCAGCTCCTGCCGCCCGAGAACTGGACTGAACAGTATGCACTGCCTCAGCCCTTCTCGTCGGCTACAGCTAAGGGTGTTACTGGTATGGCAAGTCGTATCCTCAGCGCGCTGATGCCGCTGAACGATATGCCTTTCTTCCAGTTCTCCCTTAAGGATGGTACGGAACCCGATCCTGAAGCGTATACCCTGATGGAAAGCCTGAGCTACCAGGTGTACCGCAAGCTCTCCTCGGAGAACCTGCGGAGCACGGTGTTCCAGCTTCTCCAGTCTCTCATCGTCGTCGGCGATGCTGTCCTCATCATGGAGGATGACTTCACCTACCGGCTGGTCCGTCTGGATCAGTACCAGGTTCGACGAGACGTCAAGGGTATGGTCCGAGAGATTATGTATCTTGAATATGAATTGGCAGATCCAAGCGAACCTGCGGGTGACTACGATCTGCACTATGGCGGAGGCGGAGGATACTCCGGCGACGCTCCTTTCTCGCGCACCGGCTACAAGACTATCTTGTGCCGCTGGGTGCACGACGAAGAGAATGACGTGTGGTACTCTCACAAGGAGTACTCCAATGGCACGTTCATTGATGAGGGTAAGTACTCTGTCTGCCCCGTCATCCCTCTCCGCTGGTCCGGTGTGATCAGCGAGAACTATGGTCGCTCCCATGTGGAGGAGAACTTCGGGGATATCCAAACCCTCGAAGCTCTTACTGAGACCATGCTCCAGGGGCAGGCGGCTTCGTCTACCTTCTGGATGATTATGAACCCCACCGGGCCCTCTGAGCTGGACGACGTTGTCGGTCAGCCCAACGGTGCCTGGCTCTCCGTCCGTCCTGATGACGTGACGGTCCTGTCTCCGGCTGACACCCTGCGCTACCAGATGCAGGCTGTCTCTCAGGCCGTGCAGGAAATGCGTATGACTGTTGCTAAGGCATTCCTCAACGAGTCGGGCCAAGTCCGACAGGCTGAGCGAGTGACTGCTACTGAGGTTCGCATGGCTGGACAACAGCTCGAAGAAGTTCTTGGCGGTGCCTTCTCGGCTATCGCTAAGGATCTCATGGAGCCCATCGTCCGACGTGCTGTGTTCCTCATGGTTGAGAACGGTGACATTGATCCCCGCCTTGCTCAGGAGTTTACTCCCGAGGGTAGGTTGGAGGTTAGTATTACTACCGGTCTCCAGGCTCTGTCCAACGACTCGGATCTTCGGAAGCTCATGCAGCTTGGTGAAATGATTCGTAACCTCCCCGAAGATGCAGCTGCGCTGTTCCAGTGGGAAGAGTACGGCCGAGCTCTCGTTGGTGCCCTTGGCTTCGACCCCCGTAACTGGGTGCAGTCGAAGGAAGAAATGCAGCAGGAACAGATGGCTCTCCAGGCACAGCAGATGCAGCAGCAGGCTGCAGCTGGCGTTGCACAGCAGGGCCTCGGCGCTGCGGCAGGAGTCATGGGCGAGGCAGCAGGCGCTGCCGGTGCTGCTCAGGCTGGCAGTATGATTACTGACCAGATGAACCAGGCTGGGCTTACCCCTGGCATGCCACAAGGAGGTATGTGATGGCTGATAAAGCTGGCGGCAAGTCTAAGTCCGCTAAGTATTATGCAAAGAATCCTAAGGCCAAGGCCAAGAAGGCGGCGTATGATAAGAAGTATCATTCGACTCCGGCCCGTAAGAAGTACCGCGCCGATCTCAATAAGAAGAATCGCGAAGCAGGTACCTACGGCAATGGTGATGGCAAGGATGTCTCCCATAAGAAGGGTGGAGGAACTACCTCTGAAGCCCGAAGCAAGAACCGAGCTCGCCAAGGTGCGGGCGGAAAGGCTAAGAAGAAATAATGGCTAATTTTGTTTTTAATAATGTTACCACTTCTCTGGTAACAAACAACACTACCAAGAATGACATCTTGGAGACCTGGCTGGCTGCTGACTGTGATGCGCTTGCTGCCTCCGTTGGTAACACCGATGTGGATACCCCGGACATTGAGCTTGACGACGACGACACGTACCTTGCCCTGCTGGCGCAGGCCGAGGCGGACAGCGTCTATGATATCTCTGCCCTCGCGGCTCCGCTCCAGACGGACGCGGCTTATGCCTTCGAGAAAATGAACTCCCAGGAATGGGAGGCGATGAACCTCTCCGCTGGTCTGTTCCTGGCTGATACCGTTGGTCCTACCTATGCGATCGCTAGTGCGGCCGAGCTTGCTAACATCCTCACGGTTGCGGCCGAGGGTATGTCCATTATTAACTACGGTGCGACGACGGTGGATGCCGAGACTCGTGCCGCAACTCAGAAGCTAAACAATCGAGACACTGCGTATATTCTTACCGAGGCTGGAAATGCTGACGTCACTGGTACAATCTATGACGTGGCTGACCAGGCTGAAGCGGATGCAATCATTGAACGCTTCTTTGGTATGATTAAGAAGAAGAAGTAATAGATTTTTACACAAGGAGATTATATGTCTGAAGAAACCCCTACCCCGGAAGTCACCGAAGCCGCACCCGTTGCGCCCTCGCCTGGCACACCGGAATATGATGCGGCTATGGCCGCTAAGGGCACCGCTCACATGGAAGGTGTCCCCTCGAAGTTCCAGAATGCCGATGGTTCGGTGAACATGGAAGCCTTCGCTAAGAGTTACATGGAGATGGAGAAGCAGTTCCACGCTGGCGCAGCCGCGCCTGCTGAAGAAGCTACTCCTGAACCAGAAGTCGCACCGGAGCCGGAGGCACCTGCCCCGGAGACGCTGCAGATCTCTGAGCCCGAACCCGAGCCGGAGCCTGCCGCCGAACCTACCGGTGTGTCTGAGGAAAAGTGGGGCCAGTGGAAGACCGAGATCATGCGTGGCGGTGACGTCACCCCTGAATCTCGTGCTGAGCTAAAGGCCCTCGGTTTTAACGATAATATTATTAACGACTTTGTCTCCGCCCACAAGAGCCAGCTTAAGCAGGGAATGACTGCTGCTGCTGAGGTGGTCGGAGGTGATGAGAGGATTGCGAAGATCTTTGGTTGGGCGTCGAATAACCTGGACGAGACCGCACGTGAGCAGGTCAACGCCGGGCTCGCAGGCCCAGCTTGGGAAGTCACTCTTCGTGGCCTCGAAGCGCAGTACGATCGAGCAGCAGCTTCTGCCCCTAAGGCGCAGGAGATGACGCACAAGGTTACTACTGCGAACCCCGCAGCAAGCGAATCGATCCGTGGCTTCGGCTCGGTCAATGAGTTTGCTGCACTGCGTGCCGACCCAAAGTATGGGAAGGACGCGACTTTTACTAATCAGGTCAACAGCCGAGCGGCGATGACTGACTGGACCAAGATCAGCTGACATGCTGGGCCGTTGTGCCCGAGCCCCTGTTCGCTGGTTGCGGAGGGCCCTTGACTAGGATAACCCCCAGCCACCATCAAAGTATAGCTACTAATCAGATTACTTTATTATTGATTTAATGTTTCAACTAAGGATTAACTACAATGGCAGTTTCCCCCTCTTCGGGCGCCGGCACTAACGTCGCCTTTGATGTCCACAACGTCTTCGGACGTGACGCGGCCGCCGACCTTTCGTCCACCACCGGCGGTTCCGCCGGAACCAACAAGCTCTGGCTCCCCATCTGGTCGGGCGAAGTGATGACTGCGTATGAGCAGTACCGCGCCTTCGGCTCCGCCACCGAGAGCCGCACCATCGCCAGCGGCCGAGTCGCCGAGTTCCCAATCATGGGTACCGTCGCTCTCAAGCCCGCCTGGGGTGCTGGTGAAGAGCTGGTTGGTAACACCAACGAGCACACCTCGAAGACCATCGCGGTCCAGCTGGACGCCCGTCCCATCGCGACCCACTTCGAGCTTGACAACATCGACCTCATGATCAGCCAGTGGGAGTACCGTTCGGAACTCGCGCGACAGGCTGGTCAGACCCTCGCCAACGCGCGTGACCTCCAGGTCGGTGCGTACCTCGTCCGTGCGGCCGCCGAAGGCGTCCTCTCCGACGATCCCCGCCTCGCCTCGGTCGCTTCCGGCTGGCGCAACTCGCTCGCCGACAGCCCGCTCTACGCGGACGCGGACTTCGCGAACCTCGGCACCGGTGACGCTTCGGCGGCGCTGCTGCTCCTCAGCAAGCTTGAGGACTTCATGGTCCACCTCCAGGAGATCGACGCCGACACCGGTTCCGTCTTCTGCGCGGTCGATCCCCGTACCTTCCACGACATCCGCGCGCTCGGCGTGGCCCGCGAAGCTGCCGACCTCGTCGGTGGTGCTGGCCGTCCGTTCTTCGGTGGCGTGGCTGATGCCGGTGGTCTCGGTGCTGGTCTCCGTGACGGCATGATGAGCCTCTCGGACCGTCTCGAGTACATGGGTGTGACGATCATCAAGACGAACCACCTCCCCAACTTCGACGCCGATGCGGCGATCCAGGACGAGATCGGCGAAGCCCGATACAACCTGAAGTTTGGTACCGCCGGCGTGAAGGCTGTCATCTGGCAGCCCAAGGCCGTCGCTCAGCTCAACAGCACTGGCCTCAAGGTCGACACCGTTGACGACATCCGTCGCAACACCGTCTTCACCGTCGCCAGCATGATGGGTGGCACGGGTGTGCTCCGTCCCGAGTGTGCTGCTGTCGTCACGACCGCACCTGGTGGCTCGATCACCAAGGCTGCGCTGCGTTCCGACCTCAACATGACTCAGGAATACATCAACACGGTCTGATACTATTCTCTGTTAGTGCTATGGGTATTTCTCCATTACACACAGAGAGTAGGTGATCAACGTATCTAGCGGGGCCCGGGGGAAACCTCGGGTCCCGTCTTTGTGCCAGCTACCATGGCTGGGTCGCTGCTATCTAGGCGACTGGGACCCCCGTCGCTAAGCTCCTCTTAAGTGGGGGGCTTGGCTTTTAAATTTATTATAAAGGAGTTTCCTTATGGGAGCTATGACTAGACTAGATGCAATCAACTCCATGCTTCTTTACAGTGGAGAAATGATTGTCGCCGACTTGAATAACCAGAGCGGCATTGATACCAGCATTGCAGAATTCTTGCTGGACCAGAAGACTGCTGACTACCAGCAGAGAGGGCTCGCAGAGAACCAGCTCGTTGAGCAGGTGTCTACGGACCTCACCGGACGAATTAAGCTTCGCATTGATTCGATCGACTGTACTATGCTTAACCCTCCCAAGGCCGTGACCGAGCCTCAGGTTGGTGCCATCTGTCGTGTCGTCTCTAGAGGCGGCTACCTCTATAACCTGACGGATGATACTGACGTGTTCCCTCACAGTAACGGCGAAGTGTACAACCTTAAGTACATTGTCGCCATGGACTGGGAAGATATGTCTACTGCAATCCAGAAGGCAGTCGTTATGCAGGCGTCCCGAGAGTACCAGATGCTCTCCAACGGTGACGCTGGTACGGACAACTATCTCGCTCAGCTCGAGATGAAGTACACGGCCAAGGCTAAGGGCGAGGACGCTCAGGATAAGTCGTACTCTATCCTTCGGGATGGTACGCTGCCTGTTCTCAAGATGCTCTACGGCCGTAACCAATATTATAACACGGATCAGTTCCGAACTGGTCCCAACGATCCTACTACTTGAGGAGGTGAGCCTTGCCACCTGTCAACTTGTTCATCCGTTCTCTGAAGGACGGCGTGGGACGTCAGGCTGCTACTAAGCGCCTCCCCACAGAAGCACAGGAGCTCATCAACACCGTCATCACGGTGGAGCGGTCAGCTGAGAAGCGGCCGGGCACTCGCCATGTTCCTTGCAGACACGTTAATAATACCACCTTTACAACTAAGGGTGACCTGGATCTTCCGGCTACGTCGGAGGACATGTTCCACTACTGGTTTGATCTGACCCCGAACATAGTGTATCTTATCTCTATTGACTACAAGTCATCGCCTGGAGATCCTCTGATCTTCGTGCATGAGATGACGCACAACGGCGGCAGTCCTACTCTTAGAGAGATTGTTCAGATCACGCCCGACGTTGGCCTGGCGGAATACATCCGCTATGGTAATGGTACCAACGAGGCAAAGGAAGCGTTGTCGATCATCTCGATCGGTCCCCGCCTACTGATCCTCAACAAGCTGGTGCACACCGGGTACAGCTCGGACGCTGACGGTAAGCTATTCGGCCTCGATGGTGTTGAGACTGTCAACGACGATGTCCTTGGTAAGCCTGTCACCTACGAGTCGGCCTCTGCTACGGACCCCGAGGGCACCGCCCTTATCTGGGTTGAAGGCCGAGCCTACGCTGGCGGACAGGAAGTCTATAAGCCTGCTCTGGGCACTGGCGCTACTATCTGGCGCGCGAAGGCTGACATCTCCTCGACGGATAACACCGATGCTAACTACGGCGGAGCCACTCACTGGGTGGACTCCGGCCGGGTCACGGATCGGATCTCTGTCCAGGACTTCCGGTACCCTGACTCCTCGAAGGCGTACCTCGGTCAGTCCCTCCCTGATATCAGCCACGTGAAGCTGCCTCCTCCGGGAGACGATGTGCTGGCGTGGAATGGTGCTGAGACTATGCTTGCCTCCCTGTATGTCGACGAGCTCGGCGAAGGGGCTAACGGCAGAGGTGTCGGCGATGGTGGTAAGGGTAAGATTTATTATTTCGAAAATGGATACGGCGGATCTGAGCCGGGCTACTACATCGTACGCTCGTCCACTGAGTCCCCATATCTTATGAAGATTCGTTCTCCAGATGCCTTCTCTAGGCTGGACGACAACCGCATGCCCTGCGTGCTCATCCCTACCAACGGCGGTAACACCTGGAGCCTCGAAGCTGGTACCTACGACACTCGTGTTGCAGGTGACTCTGACAGCAACCCCGGTCCCACGGCGTGGAAGAACGGAGCTCAGGCTCCGATCACCGCCATGGCTATCTTCCGTAACCGGCTGTGGTATGCCATCGGAGATACGGTGTTCTCCTCGGAGACGAACGACTACGGTAACTTCTTCCTGGCTGATCCTTCGTTGGTGGTGGACACTGATCCCATTGACGTCCAGCTGTCCTCGAATAAGTATACCCCTGTGGTCTCGCTCACTCCCTTCGAGTCGTACATCTTTGTCAACACTGGCGCTGATGTTCAGTTCGCTCTTGAGGGATCCGAGAACCAGATCACTCCGTACACTGCTGCCCTGTCCTCTGAGTCATTCTACTCGACCTCGTCGGTGACTGACCCGCTGCTCATGGGTAACCAGGTGTACTTCTTCGATGATAGGAGATTGTATATTTACATGCCAAGCTCTGCTGTGACTGTGCAGCGAGCGGCTGAGGTCTCAAAGCATGTGCCTAACTACCTGCCGGTGAACTACGGTTCTCTTGCTGTGTGTAACTCATACGAGACGCTGCTCATGACTGACAGCGACAACCGAGGCCATGTGTACTGCTACACCAACCGCTTCCAAGGCGACCAGCTGTTGCAGAATGCTTTCTTCCGTTTCAATTACGACAAGAACATTGAGTCCATGAAGGCTCACGAAGAGGAGATCTACTTCCTCACCAAGGATGAAGATAACATCTACTCCATGTACTCCCAGCGGTTCCGAGAGGATGCTGGTAGCCATGTGTGGCTTGACGATGCTGAGACCTTGATCGTGGAGGAAGGCGTTACGTCTACATACGACGCCTCTACCAACACGACTGAGGTTGTCTTCCCTCATACCGCTGATAAGGACAACGATGTTGTCATCACGGGCTACGAGCCTACCCCCGAGGGTATGCCCGAGAAGTTCAATGAGGGCGGTATCATCCTGACTACTAAGGAATTCAACCGGGACACCCCGGGTGAGACTCATGTCAAGATTTCCGGTCGTCTCGATGATGGGCTTACGCTCTATCTCGGACGAAACTATTCTATGGTCATTACTCTGTCTCCACTCTACCAGAGGGACCAGCAGAACAACGTGATCGACGGCCTCCTTAGCTTGAGGTCTATGCATACACAGCACTCGAACTCGGGCCAGTACTCTATTGAGACTGAGATCCGTGGTCGACGCCATGTCCCGACGACGTTCACTCCTATGGAGCTGGACGAGACGCTGGGGCTTGATCCTCTGACTATGACTAACCGCGAAGTACGCGGTGAGAGCATAGCCAAGATCTTTGGTAATGCAGACGAGTCACTCATTGAGATTGTCTCGACTACACCGAACCCGGTGAACATTACTCAGATTCAATTCAAGGGTATCTTCAACGAGAAGTACTCTTCATTCAATCGATAATAGCCGGGGCCTCCTACCGGGGGCCTTGGTTTTTAACTACAAAGGAGGGCATAATGCCTCATACTGAAAACCTACAGCTCGAGAAGGTGTTTACTTCCCCCGAGCCCGGTCACACGTTTGGCTATGCCGAGGTGGACCGTACTGATGCTCTGGCCGATTCGGCCCAGATCCAACTTCGATGGGAAGTCACTACTGTTACCGACCCCGGTGACCAGCCGGTCGAGGTTTCGGAGCTCAGCGCTGCTGAGCGAGAGCAGATCTTCGTAATCGATCCTATTTATTATACTCTCAACCCAGGCGCCTCTACGCTGACGGTCGACAGTATCGCTCTCTCGTCTTCCACGGTTACCGTGTACGACAGTGAGGGTACCCCTACGGATTACGTCCGACCGGACTTCACCGTTATCTCTGCGATCTCCCCCGTTAAGATCCGGCGCTCCATTGATGTGAGCGATGCGGTGGTGGAATTCCAGAAC